CTATGAAAGACAAGCCTCAGAATTTTAACATTATTCCACCAGATCTTGCAGCAAAGGAAAAAGCATTAGAGCTTGCAAAAAGAGATATCATTACATTTGGTCAAATGTTTCTACCCGAAGATTTTATGAAATCTTCCCCAGCGCCTTATCAGTACGAATTAAGTAAAATTCTTTTAGGTGACGAAAAAAGAGTTTGTTTAATCTTACCTAGAGGACACGCAAAATCAACCTTAGCAAAAACAGCATTATTACATAGGTTATATTTTAATCCACCCGATAGAAGAGAATTTATTGCTTGGGTATCTGAAGAACAGTCTCAGGCAACAGACCATATTAAATATATTCAAAACCATATTGATATTAATCCTGCTTTACAATATTACTTTGGAGATTTAAAAGGAGAAAAATGGACTGAAAAAGAATTTACTACTGCAAGAGGAGATAGGATTATTGCTAAAGGAACTACTCAAAGATTACGTGGTCGTTCTCAATTAGGTTTAAGATATACCAATATTGTTCTTGACGACTTTGAATCAGAACTAAATACAAAAACTCCTGATAGGAGAAGAGAAATTAAAGAATGGGTTATGTCTACAGTAGAACCTGCTTTAGAAAATTCTAAAGAGCAAGAAGGATCTATATGGTTGATTGGAACTATTGTTCATTATGATTCTTTTTTACAAAGTGTTTATGATGGGTATGAGTCTGCAAGAAAGAATGAAAGAAAATATGCTTGGAAAGTTATGTTTAAAAAAGCAATTACAGACGGAATTCCTTTATGGCCAAGTTATTTTAGTAAAGAAAAATTAAGTGATATTAAGAGAAGGTTCTCTGATATGGGGCTTGTTCATAAATTTGCACAAGAATATTTAAACGAAGCAAGAGATTTAGATTCTGCAAAATTTATGATAGATAGAATAAACTATTATGATGGAACTGTAGAGTCTAGAAACAATTTTAACTATATGTTAGTAGATCAATCAGCAATTCCTGTAAATGTATATGTTGGAGTAGATTTAGCATATGAAGCAAACTCTAAGAGTGATTATCAGGTTATAATGGTAATAGGAATTGATAAAAGTAGAAATATATATGTTATAGATTATTATAGACAAAGATCTCCCTTGTATGATATGCCTAAGAGAATAGTAGAGATAGCAAGACAATACAGTCCGGTTAGAAGGGTTAATGTTGAAAAGGTGGGTGCGCAAGGGGTAATCAAAGATTATGTAAATCAATTAATTGGTTCAGATAGAAGACTAGCTCCTGGGTTAGCACAAGGAGTAAGACCTCCATCAGGCATTAAAAAAGAAGATAGAATAGAAGCATTGCTTTGTCCTATTGTTAATAGAAGAAAGTTATTTATAAGAAAGGAACACGTTGACTTAGTAGAAGAAATGTTTCAGTTTCCTAAAGGTAGAAATGATGATGTCCTAGATGGTTTATGGTATGCAGTCACAACTGCTAAACCACCTAGAAGTTCTGCTATAGAAATCTCAGATTTTGACGATATTGGATTAAAAGAAGATAAAAGCTTTGTTTCACAGACTATTTCTTGGATTACAGGTCAAAAAGATTAGAAAAGTGTTGACATAGATAAGTTAAAAGTATTATTTTTAGTATAAAAATTAATTTGGGAGAATACCATAGCACACACTGACGAAAATAAGAGCAAAGCTCAGATAAATAAAGAATTGTTTAGAAGATGGAGCGACGCTAGAACGACTTGGGATACTGAAGCCAGAGACGCTGTAGATTTTGTTTTAGGGAATCATTATACAGCTGATGAATCTAGCGCTTTACAAGCAGTTGGTCAAGCAGATTTTGTTATTGATAGAGTTTATGCTGCTGTTGATAAATTAAAATCTTTATTAACCGCAAAGCCAGCAAGATTTAGTGCGATAGGAAGAGAAGATTCTGATAATAAATTATCAAATGTTTGGAAAACTCTTTTAGAATATATTTGGGATATATCTAAAGGAGATGTTACTTTTAAACAGGTAGTGCACGATTATGCTGTATGTGGTCTTGGATATATGTATGCTTATATAGATCCTGAAGCAGATTTTGGTAAAGGAGAAGTAAAATATACACACATTGATCCTTTTCGTGTATATGTAGACCCTGCATCAAGAGATAGATTTTTTCAAGATGCTTCTGGGATTATTCTTTCTACCTTTTTAACAAAAGAGCAAATACTTAATTTATATCCTCAATTGGAAGAATCAATTGATAGTGTAGAGGTTGGAGATAATTCTTTGTATGGAGAAGATTATCCAACTTCGAATAGGAAAAATACAAATAGTATTATTACTCCAGCAGAGGCAAAAAATTTAGATTATAATACCAATCAGAAGTATCAGATATTAGATAGGTTTTATAAAATTAGAGTTCCTTTTTATAGGCTTTTTGATACTTCAAGCGACAGCGAAAAGATTTTAGACCAGGAAACATATTCTATAGTAATGCAAGATGAAGAAACTCAGATTGCTATAGAAACTGGAGCTATTGAAATAGTAGAAATTATGCAAGAAAGAATTGCACAATGTTCTACCATAGGAAATGTTTTATTATTTGAGCGTGTTTTAGACACTGATATCTACCCAATTGTTCCATTTGCGAATATTTGGACTAACACTCCCTATCCGAAGTCAGATGTGAACAAGGTTAAAGACTCGCAAAGGCTTTTAAATAAGTTATTCTCTTTAACCTTGTCACACGCTCAGTCTGCTGCTGGATTAAAACTTTTAATTCCAGAGGGAAGTGTAGATAGCGTTAATCAGTTAGAAAAAGATTGGGCAAACCCAAATGCGGTTATTCAATATAATCCGGAATTTGGTGAGCCACATTATCCACAACCAGCTCCTTTAACAAGCGAGTTTTATTTTCTTATAGATAGAGTGGAAAAATATATAGATTTAAATTTTGGTATTCCAGAATTATTACAAGGGTTTAAAGAGTCTGCTCCTGAATCAGTAAGAGGTACGATGCTTCTATCTGAAATGGGCGAATCAAGAGGAAAATCTAAACTAAGAGATATTGAATCAAGTTTGGCTCAAATTGGTCAAGTGATTTATAATCTTGCTAAAAAACATTATGATTATCAAAAAACCTTTAGAGTAGTACAACCGAATAATGATTTAACTGAGTTTACAGTTAACAATAGGTTGTATGATGATAAAACAAAAGAATTGGTGTCGATTCAAAATGATTTAACTTTGGGTCAGCACGATATTAGAATAATATCAGGTTCAACTTTACCGAGTAACAAAGTGGCAGAATACAATATGTACTTAGAAGCTTACAAACTTGGCCTGGTAGACGATGTCGAGGTTTTAAAGAAAAGTGAAATCTTTGACAAAGAAGGTGTTCTCCAAAGAAAGAGCGTTATGGCTCAAATGCAGAACTATATACAACAACTTGAAGACCAAGTGAAGAAACTAAGTGGAGATCTTCAAACATCTGAGAGAGAAACTGTTGGAGCTCGTAAAAGAGTAGAAACAGAGAAATTCAAAACTCAGTTAAATGAAGTTCTTCAAATGGAAAAAACTAAAGGAGATAAAAAGTTGTTAGAATTAGGAGCTGCAATTGATTCTATGAAGCTCGGATCTGAGGAAGACAATAAGTAAACAGAAAAGCACTCGGTTATGCACTCACGTGAAATCGGGAAAGGAGAGAAAAAATGGCTAATAAGAATGAACAGGTTGAAGGACAAGACCCAATTACTGAAGGAGTTATAGAAGCGGAACCTATTGTTTCTATAGAACCGGAACAAGCAGAAGGTGTTGAAGCATCTGAAGTAGTAGATTGGGAAGCTGAATCTAAAAAGTTCCAATCAATGTATGATAGAAAGACTGTCGACTATGAGAATCTCAGTAGAGATTCTAAAGATATGGTCGAATTAAAGCAGCTTTTGAATGAAAAACCAGAATTGGTTGAAGCAATGGAGAAAACATTGTCTGGAGAATCTGTTGAAAGTAAAGAGGAAGTTTCCTCTGAATCTTTCGACCCTTGGGATGCCTATTACAAGAAAGATTCACCATCCTATAAAATGAGGGTGACGAATGAGCAAAAACTTGTACACGAGACTGTAGATCGTGAACTCGGAAAACTACAGGAGGCTATGGCAGTCAACAATCTTAAGAATGAGCTAAAGGCAAAACATAAAATGTCTGATAACGATGCTGAAGAATTTCTTAGATTTGCTACGACTCCTCGTGGTGATCTCCCTCTAGATACCTTGGTAAAAGTGTGGAGAGAAGGCTCAGGAGTTAAAGAAAATCCTAATAAGAAAGCAGTTGAAAAAGCTCAGTCAATTCCAAAGGCGGCTGGAGTTCTTCAAGGTGGGGAACTACCCCAGAAGAGCGAACCAGATCAAGTTTGGGATAGAATTATGAGTGTTGGTAACCGTAGCAAATTAGTAAAATAATACAATTAGCTTAGGAGAAAACTAAAAATGGCTTACAATCAGAATACACTAAAGTCATCTGATATTACAGCAGCCGCTACTAGTGCAGGAGTCGGAACGGCTCCAGACCAAAGAAGATTATATGACTTTTCTGACAGAGTTGCAGAACTTATGCCAGAGGAGTCACCTTTTTTCGTCTACCTAAATAAAGTTGCAAAGAATCCAACAGACGATTCTATATTCCGATTTTTGGAAAATAGAACGGTTACTAATTGGACTTCACGTAATTTTAATTTAGCAGCAGCAGTAAATGGTGGTTCAGCAGTATCAGCTGGCAGTACATATGATGTAACTGTTGACGACGGCTCAAGTGGCGCAATATCTTTCCTTACCAAAGGAATGGTAGTTGCAGTTAACACAGTCGACTCAACAGCAGGTTGGGCACAAGCCCTTGTAAGAGTTGAATCCGCACCTACAATTGGTTCATCTTCTACCGTATTTAGCGGTAGAATTATTGATGTATCAAATGCTAATGTTTCAGGTTATAATGTTCTAGCAAATAATGATGCTTGCCAAATCGTTGGTACATCATTTGCTGAAGGAACAGGTTCACCTGATACATTTTCAGATACATTAGATGACGATTTTGGGTACACTCAAATCTTCAAAACAGCTTGTGAACTAACTAATACAGCTATTGCAACTCGTCATCGTGGCTATGCCAACGAATTTGACAGAGTTTGGGCTCAAAAACTCCGCGAACACAAAATCGATATCGAAAGAGCTATGCTCTTCGGTCAACGAGCACGTGTACAAGGAGTACAATATACTGAAGGTCTCGTAGGACACATCGTAAAAAATGTCAACCCAACGGCTGACGATTCAGCATTAAGTTACTCTTCTGGTAGTGCATACTACAGAAGTGTAGCTCAAGCTGAGTTAACTTACGATAGACTTCTCGGAGATATGGAAGTTATATTTGACCCAGCACGAGGCGGAGCAGGTGAAAGACTTGTTCTAGCTTCCTTGCCAGTTATTACCTTCTTTAATAAAATGGGTGACGGCGCTTTTGTCGACGCTACCCAAGGCTACTCAAATAGTCCTTACAGATACAATATGGAAAAAGCACAGGGTGCTTTCGGACACGAATTAAGTCAAATTAATACTGTTCACGGAAGTTTATATCTTGTGAAAGAACCATTATTTAGAGGAATGGCTAGCGGAATGATGCTTATGGCAGATATGTCAAACTTAGCATATAGACCACTAGTTGGGAACGGTGTTAATCGTGATACTCAAATCCAAACAAATGTACAAAGTGCAGATGAGGATTTAAGAAAAGATATGATTCTTACAGAAGCAGGTCTTGAAATCACATTACCAGAAGTTCACGCTCTATACAACGTGGAGGGAATCTAAAATGAGAAGTTCGTATTTAGAAGTTAATAGTGGACAAGGCGACTACAGAAAACACGTAGAACACCTTACTGCAGCCGTTACTTTAACAAATAACGATAGTGGTAAAGTGTATATGTGTTCGTCTGCAGACGGCGCGTACTCAATTACTCTACCTACAGCTTCAACAGGCTTAGATGGAGTGCATTATAAATTCATCGTTTGGGAAGAAACCCCGACGGCTGATATTACAATCGCTCTAGGTAGTGCAATTGGTAGTGGTGTACATAAAGATGCTGGCGGAGACGCTGCTAGTTCAACCGCAGGTACTCAAATTTCAAATATTATTCTTGACACAACCGCTCAACGTGGCGATGTCGTAGAAATAATGTTTTGGGGTGGAGAGTATGTGTGGACTGCACTTAGTGGTATTAACGCGGGTATTCATACATCATAATATAATCCGTGAGGATTAGCAGTTTTAGATACTGTGGGGTTGTACGTATAAAGGTTCAACCCCGAACATCTTAAGAATTTTAAAAATAGGAGAAAAAAATGGCAGCATATAATGCTAATTGTAAAATAGTTATTAATGATATAAGCGCTCGCGCTGACTCAGTATCTGGTTCTTTAGCAGCAGATATTATAGCAGCAGTGAATGCTTTAGACAGTACAAGTCAAGCAATCTTAGATATTTCGGTTGTAAAACTTGATGCTTCAAGAGTAGCTTATATAATTTTATATACTTAATAG